GGGCCGAGGGCACATCCAAAGTTCGAGGAGTGGGTGGCTGATGATGGCTCGCAGTTTGTGGCCAATCAGACTGAGGGTTCTCCGCTTTTGCTTTGGGATGCGTTTGGGAGGCAGAAACGGGCGCAGTTTGCGGAGTATGCGGGGGTGGAGTCTTCGGATGCCAAGTGGCCGCAGTTGCCTCTCGAAACTCGCGAGCGGCTAACTGAGGCGTTTATCGAGTTAGACGGGGTGCGCGAGGTATGGGGCGCGATGGATAGGGAGCAGCGGCAGGCTCTTTTCCCTGTGACGCCAAATGCAGGGGCCGCCGAGCGTGCCCAACTGCGCGACTTGGTCGCCACTGCCGACATTAGTTTACAACCCGCCGCGTTGCTCGATATTGCCTCCGCGCTGAGGGCTGGGGAGCGCACTGGGCAGCAAGAGGCAGAGCCCGCGCCAACGACACCGCCAACGGCGAGCAAGCCGACGAGGGCGCAAGCGTCTTTCGCCAAGTTTTGGGATACGTGGGGTAAGGAAGAGCGCGGAGGGTTTGCCGAGTTATTGGGGTGGAAAAAGGGCTTCTCGAAGAAGTGGGACAAACTGGATGGGGAGCTTAGAGAGGGGCTTTTGGGGGTCGCGCAGGAGCTTGATTCTGCAAGACGTGCTTGGGATAAGGGCGACGAGGCGGAGCGCAGGAAGATCGCGCAGGAGGCGGGTATCTCGGACTACGCTTTGGCTCACCATTTATCAGACCTCCTAGGTAAGCGGTGGGAGGCTATCGCGGCGCACTTTTGGCCTAAGCTGATGATGGGGCACAAAATCCGAGAGGGCTTGCGTGCCCCCAAAGAGCTGAGCAGGCCGGATGCGCAGGCGAGCGAACAGCAACAAGCCGAGGCGCAACGGGAGCGGGCCAAACTGCTCTCGCTTTGGGAATTTCTCTTCGGCGAAAATAGAGAGGTTGTTTCCACGCTTGAAGGCACTGAGTTTGCAGGGGGCGACGGCGGTAAGCTGCGCTTCCGAATCGCCGAATGGTATGCGAAAAATGGAAACGCAGTCGTCACGGTCGAGGGTGTCGGGCCGGTGAAGCTGGATGTGCCAGCGGTCGAGCATAGTTTGAGTCATGGGCGTTGGCGGCAGAAAATCGCCGCGTTTGCGGCTGTGCCGGACGTGCTCCGCAAGGGGCAGCTCATCCACCGTGAGCCCCTAAAGGGAGCTAGAGACGGGGGCGAGTTCCTGCACTTTGCCGCGCCTATTCAGATAGGTGACAAGGAGTATATCGCCGATGTCATGGTAAAGACCGACTCAAAGGGCAGCCGGATGTATCTGCATGACGTCATTTTAACAGAAAAACTCCGGCAGCCTGCTTCGCAAGGCGGTGCTGATGCAGTCGGATTATCAACTGAAGCAGTCGAAGTGCCAACTGGGGAGCAATCCGCATCCACAGGTGCCAGAGTTGCGGAAGGGGTGCTGCGCCGCATCTACGCTGTCAAGGCTGAAGCGGCAACGAGCGCGTCCGCAGAACAGGGCAAGTCCGAAACTCAGAGGTCAAAATCGGATTTGGCCTCTACTTCTGAAGATGCGGGAAAACCGTCCTCCTCCGACACCGACTTGGGCTCGCCGTTGCAGCTTCGGCAGCCGAACGCGGCGGCGACTTCGCTTGAGGGGACGCCGGAGGCCAAGGGTAAGAAGCCGGTGAGTTCGACGGCGGTTTTGAACGCGATCGCAAGAGTGGCCGAGGCGGTGGGGCGCGATAAGCGCAGTGTGAACCGCATTGGCCGGATGCGTAGCCGTAACGCGCTGGGCACTTACAATCCTGGCTCGCAAGTGGCGCGTATCCGCACGGCGGGGGACACGACGACGGCGGCGCACGAGCTCGCGCACTTGATTGATGATGCGCTTTGGGGGAGTGCCTACTGGAAGAAGAAGGGGTTGCCGGTCGGACATCCGATTATGCTGGGCGAGGGGCACTGGAAATCCAATGCGCTGAACTTGTCGGACGAGGCGCGCGCGGAGCTTCGCAAGTTGGGCAACGATCTCTACAGGGAGGGCGAGCCGCACAATGGCTACCACAGCGAGGGTTTCGCAGAGTTTGTGCGGCTGTGGCTGACCGACGAGAAACAGGCGCGGGTGAAGGCTCCCAACTTCGCGAAGTTCTGGGAGGAGGAGGTTTTGGGCAAAAACAAGGAGTTGAGGAAGGCGATTGGCGAGGCTTCTGCCCTCGCCCATCAGTATCTCGCGCAGGGTTCGCTCGCGCGGGGGCTGGCGGGTATCGTGAAGCAGCCGAGCACGGCGGCCAAGGTCGTCGAGGGCGCGAAAAAGGAGGTGAGCAGCTTTCGCCGCAAGTGGCTAGAGGCGGGCACAGCTATCGAGGCGATGGCCGAGGAGGCTGCTCGGTTGCGGGGCGACGCAGGCGGGAAATTGCCGACGGCCCTAGACCCGTTCCAATCGTTTAAGGCGTATCGGTTGGCCGCCGATGCACTCGTAGAGGATATGGCACAGGGGCGAGACACAGGCCGATGCGTTCACGGTCTACTTGTGGGCGAGACGCACGGTCGCGCTCTACGATGACCCGAAGAACGGGCCGCGTAACTCGGGGTTGGATGTCAAGGATGCCGAGCAGATCATTAAGGAACTGGGCTCTCCGCAGTTTGAGCGGGCAGCGGGAATCGTCTACGCGTGGGGCGAGGGGCTACTGGACTATGTGGCGGAGGCGTCCCCTGCCCTCGCGGAGATGGTGGCGCGGATTCGCGCGGTTGACCCGGGCTCGTATATCCCGCTGAAGCGTGAGTTTGCTGAGCTGGACAGGAAGTATCGCGCGAGCGGTGGGGGCAGTGCCGCACGGGCGCAGTTGACGAAGCGGCTGAAGGGCAGCGGGCGCAGAATCAAGCATCCGGTCGAGTCGATGCTGGCACAGGCTAAGGATATGGTCTTAAAGGCGCATCAGCGGCGGGTTATCGACCAAGTGCTGCACCTCGCGCGAACAGTGAGGGGCTTGGGGCATTACGCGGTGGAGGTGCCGGTCGCACAGGTGCCGCTTGCCAAACGGCCAATGGCCGAGCTGCTGCAAAAGGTGGAGCGTGCAATCGGCTCGCGGGGCGAACTGGCGAAGCTTCTGGAGCAGACCGGACAGGGCGACTTACTCGAAGAGGTGGTGACGTTCTTCGGGCCAGCGGAACAGCCGAAGGCGGGCGAGTGGCCTATCCTGCCTGTCTGGGAGGATGGGAAAATGAAGTGGTTCGAGCTGGATCCCGACCTCTACGAGGCTCTGGCGCATATGGACTTGCCGACGATGTCGGCGACGACTAAGTGGCTGGGGCAAAAGTGGGCGAGCACATTCCGGCTGGGGACAACGGCCTATAATGCGGGGTTCTCTCTACTCACGAACCCGTCGCGCGATTTTTGGACGCTGATGCTTAACAGTCGGGCCAATGGTTCTCGTGGCGAGGTGTTTGGCGCGTGGTTGGGGGCCATGCGCGATACGGTGCTTTACCAGATGACGGGGGGGCGTATCGGGACAGATGGGGGCGACATCATGCGCAGGCTAGGAATCGAGATGGCGCAGCCTTTGGGGCAGGATACGAGGCCGCTGGAACGGGTGACTCGACGAATCATGAATGGGGGAAAGTGGAACCCGATGTCGCTGGCCGACTGGGCCGATGGGCTGCGCTCGCTACTGAGCATGTCGGAGATGGCTCCGCGCTTGGCGGAGGTGCGCTTAGTCGCGAAGCGGATGGGAATCGACCTCGATAACATGACACGGGGCGAGGCGGTGGAGCTTAGCGTCGCGGGCAAGGAGGTGACGACGGATTTCACGGCGGCAGGGGAATTGGCGCGTTGCTGGAACTCGGTAATCCCGTTTCTCAATGCGGGGATTCAGGGGAAGGTGGCGCATGCGCGGGCGTTTAAGCGTAACCCTGTGCAGTTCTTGATTACGGCATTTTCGATGACGGTGGGCGGGCTCGCGCTGTGGGCCATGTATCGCGATGAGGAGTGGTGGCAGGAGATGACGCCGGACGAGCGTTACGGGTATGTCTACATTCCGTTTTTCGGGGAGCTTATCCGTATCCCGCTGCCGTTTGAGGTCGGGGGGCTGTTTGTCAGTGGGCCGATGGCTCTGATCGACGCATGGTATCAGGAGGAGCCAGAGCGAGCCGCCGGTTGGCTACGCACGTTCCTAGAGGATGTGGGGCAGTTCGAGTTGGTGGAGTTTGACCAACTGGGCGGAAAATCCGTGCCGGTGCCGCAATTGCCGGTGCTGGGGCGGGCTATCGCCGAGCAACTGGCCAATAAGAGCTTTCACTACGGCTCGCCTATCGTGCCGCGTTGGCAGCAGGATTTACCGGACGAGGAGCAGTATGGGCCTTATACAACGCGGGCAGCGGTGGAAATCGGACAGGCTCTGGGGGTGAGTCCTCGCCGCGTGGAGCATGCTGTGCGCTCGGTGTTTGGCGGGGTGGCAATGGATGTGGCCGCGCTGGCGGGAAGGGGCAATCCGCGCGTGGTCAAGCGCGAGTGGGAGGCCGCAGATACGCCTGTCTTTGGGCGGCTTTTCCATCGGGGCGGACAGGCGGCGCGACGTCCGAAGAGTGTAGACACGCTTTACGAGGTGTATGATGAGGCTCTGAAGCGGAATCGCTCGCGGGTGAAGCAGGAGACCGAGCTTCAGAGGCAGCAGCGGTTGATGATGAACGACGCGGTGAAGGCTATCGGCTTGCTCGGCGATGTCGCACAGGCAACCGCCGATAGGGACTCGCGCCAACACTTGCAGAGCGAGCAAATCCGAATCGCCAAGGAGGTCGTGGAGCTCGTCCGCGCGGGGAAGGTCAATCGCCAACTGGGCAAGGATGAAAAGGCGAAGGCCGCCTACCGCGAGGCGCAGACGCTGCGACAACTGGGCGGCGAGGCCGCCAAGGGCGGGGGCACACGCCAACTGCGAGCATGGACGATGTATGGGGAGCAGCAGTGAGCGGGGGCCGGAGCAAATGGGCTTGTGGGGTGGTGGGTTTACCGTATTGGTCAGGTGTTATGCCCAAGACCGCAACGGCTCCCGCTGCCCCATACTTCCACGCAAAACCCGCTCGCGAGCAGGCTAGGGCTCGCACGGCTTCAATTGAGGAGCGCACCGCCGTCTTAGAAACGCGCTGGGAGGAGACTGTGCCTACGCTGGCGACGAGTAGGGACATTAGCGATTTGCGCGGAGAGATGCGCAACTTAGAGAATCGCTTAATTAAATGGGGAGTGGGTGCAGGGATCGCTCTCTTAGCTGTCTTTGCGGCAGTGTTTATCGCAAACACGGCGCGGATGGATGCACTCGACGCGAAGCTGGACTCGCGTATCGACGAGCTAAAAAGCGATGTGCGAGAGACCAATGCGCGGATGGACAGGCTCGATGCACGTATCGATAGGCTCGATGCGAAGCTGGACGCGCGTTTCGATGCGATTATGGCCGAACTGCGCGAGCAGCGCGGCAAGTGACCCTTTCGAGGGAGTGCAAGGAATGGTCGGGGCGCAGCGGCCAAGAAAAAGCCCTCATTGGCGGGGAGGGAAAGTCCAATGAGGGCTGGAAGAGGCACGGCCTACCGTGCGTAGCGGTGGAATAAAGGGGGCTGTTATTATTGGGGAAGTCCGGCTTTTTTATTTTCCGACTTTAGCCGCCTCTCGACCTTAAGCACGTCTTCGGCTGGAGGCAAGGTCTCGGGACGGATTCCGCGAGACATAAGTCTGGGCAAAAGCGATTTGAGATTTCCTCGGGTCTCCGTTTTGGGCAATCAGGTAGCACGCATAGCGAGTGAGCATTATGTCCTCAATTTTTCGCGTAGTGCTGGTGCCTACTCCTATGCGGACTATTTTACTGACGTCAGTAAAATGGTGTGACGTTTTGGCTCCTACCGTCTGACACGCTGCCTTTGCCTTCTCAATAATCTGAGTGAAGTTTTGCCAGTTAGAGTAGCCAAGTAACTCTTGGAGGTCGCGAGCCAGCCAATACTCTACGCCGTTTTCTAGTCTCTGAGCGCGCGCCTCAAAGCTCTGTGTTAGTTCATTAACAAGGGCAGTGTGCATGGGTTATAAATTATGAGGCTTTCTTGAGAGACTTAGCTCATCGGGTCTCGGGGATTTCGGTCATACCAAAGGTTTCGTGGAAGAAGGGGTCGTCCCACATGCGGTTGAGGGGGGCGGACTCCCACTCGGCGAATCGCTTATCAAAGTCGGCTTTGTAGGTAATGAGATCGCTGAGCCAGATGCAGCGTTTGCCGTCGATTAGTTGGTGTTTGAGCAGGCCAACCTTGGTGAGGTGGCGAACGCCTTTAAGCGTCTTGCCCAAGAGCGGGGCGACTTGGTCTAGTGAGAGGATCGCATCAGTGGGGGGCGGCTCGGTGGCTCGCGCTTGGGACACGGGCGGTGCTTCGATTGTGGCGGTGGTCATGGTGGTTTCGTGGGTCGTTGTGGGCGTTAGGCTGCGTTTTGAGAGGCTTTAAGTCAAGGGGACTGGGGGCGTTTAGGGTTTGAGCTTTTCGAGGATTTCGGCGCATTGGTCGAGGAGGTCGGCAGCGTCGTTATAATCCGGCGCATCCGTCAGGTATTCGAGAAAGGTGGTGGGGTCTTCGAGGGTTGCGTCGTCGTCTTCGTGGAACTGGTTGACGAGGTCTTGGGCTTCTTCCTTCGCATCGTCTTGGGCCGCCCTCGCCTTTTCATAGGCTTGGCGGGCGTCGCTGAGGTTATTCGGCGAGGTGTTGTCGGCTTGAGCGGCAAGGGCTGCGTCGAGCGCGGCTTGGGCAAGAGAGGTGAGCGTGTGGGTTGCGGTTGGGATTTCGTTATTCATGGTTTCGATATGGAATATAGATGTTGATTAATAGAATGCATATCATATGCCATAATTTATATGGCAAAGATGCTTATCTCTCTTTTTAGCAAGAAGCCGAAGACGCCTGCGGTAACGCCCGCGCCGGAGCCGACACGCGAGGAGGAGAATGTGGACGAGGTGCAGCGCGAGGCGCAGAAGCGCGCGGCCAAGCGCAAGGGGCTGGCGGCGACGATCCTCGCGGGCGAGACTGGGAGTGGGGGCAGTGGCACAGGGGGGCTCCTAGGGGGCTCGAAGTAAGGCGGCGCGAACACCAAAGACGATGCCTCTGGCTAAGCAGATTATCGCGCGTAACGATGCCCTAAAGCAGAGGGCGAGTAGCTTCCGCACGTTGTGGCAGGATTGCGCAAACTACATATTGCCTCGCAAGGCGCAGATCACGACGAGGACGGCGCAGGGCGAGCCGCAGACGACGCGGCTTTTCGACACGACGGCGGAGGAGAGTTTAATCGTCTTCGCGGCGGGGCTGCTCTCGCACTTGACGCCACAGGGGGAGCTTTGGGCGCGGATAGAGTCGAGCGAGGCGGACGCGAGCGATGAGCTTAAGGAGTGGTTCGATAGAGAGAGCCAAGCCTTGATGGAGGAGGTGCACAGCAGTAACTTCTACGGTGCGTTGCACGAGTGCTTTATCTCGCTGGGGGCTTTTGGCACGGGGGCGATCTACTTGGGCGAGGGCGAGAGGCACTATAAGCTCAATTTTAGCGAGGTGGTGCCGGGGAGCTATTCAATCGCCGAGGATAATGAGGGGGTGGTCGATACGGTTTTCAAGGAGTGGCGATGGAGTGCTCGGCAGGCCGAGCAGCAGTGGGGGCGCGACGCACTGGGTAAACAGGTGCGCGAGGCTTTAGAGAGTCGCGATAACAATGCTCAAGACCGCGAATTTACGTTTATCCACGCGGTGTTTCCGCGTGCGCTAGACGAGGTGCAGGAGGGCGACGCGGTGGAGGGTAAGAAGCGGCCTTTTGCAAGCATCTATGTGTGCGTGGAGGATCAGGCGGTAATTGAGGAGAGTGGCTACTACGAGATGCCGTATGCGGTGTGTCGGCTGATGACGAGCATGGGCGAGTCCTACGGGCGGGGGCCGGGCACGCAGATATTGCCGGAGGTGAAGCTGGTTAACGAGATTGAGCGGACGATTACTCGCTCGACCGAGTTGGCAGTAAACCCGCCGTGGGTGATGCCGGAAGAGGCGGCTTACCGGCCCGATAATCGCCCGGGGGGCATAACTTACTACGATGCGAGTAACCCGAATAACAAGCCGGAGCAGTTCCGCTCGACGGCACGGATAGACCTAGGCGAGATCAAGCTGGAGCAGAAGCGCGAGCGGATTCGGCGGGCGTTTTATGTGGATATGTTCCACATGCTCAACCGTCCAGAGGTCGCGAACAAGGCGAAGACAGCGACGGAGGTGAATGCGATGTTGCAGGAGAAGATGCCTTCTTTCTCGCCGATTTTCTACCAAGTGACGATGGAGTTGCTCTCGTCGCTACTGACACGGGCGTTTCGGATTCGTGTGCGCGGGGGGCGGGCTAGTGAGCCGCCGGTGGAGATAGTCGAGGCAGGCGGGGCGGATTACAAAATCACTTTCTCGGGGCGTATCGCCCAAGAGATAAAGGCCGCGCAGGATCGGGGGACGATGCAGGTGCTAGACCTCGCGGGGGCGATGGCGCAGCTAGACCCGAGCGTGCCGCATGTGGTCAACTGGCAGAGTCGGTTTCGCACGATGGCTCGCAACTGGGGGCTGCCAGTCGCCGACCTTCGCAGCGAGGAGGAGGTCGCAGAGATCATGGCCGCACAAGCTCAGGCGGCACAGGAGGCGCAAGAGGCCGAGCAGATGGAGCGGGCGAGTGTCGCACAAAAGAATATGGCCCAAGCACAGGCTCTGAGCGGCGCAGGCTAGCCTGTTTTATTTGGCGAGTCGCTCGTTGGCGACTCGTCGGGAGCACACAACACAGAAAATCGAAACATACTTCTTATAGCCAAACATGACACGCATACAGAGTAATCCACATGAGACCTCCGCTGATACCCTAGCGATTAGCGAGGGTGAGGGCCAAGGCGCGGCGGAGCGGCTGGAGGCGCGGCGTGCGCGAGTGCGGCAGGCTTACGCGGAGGTGTTTCACAGCGAGGCGGGGCGGATGGTGCTCGACTCGTTAAAGGCGAACTTCGGTTGGCGAGGGAATATCGAGCTACCGAGCTATCGGGTGGGGATGCCGCATGCCGATATGGCGTTTATCGAGGGGCAAAAGGAGGTGGTGCGGCACATCCTTGCGAGCCTAGCAGAGCTAAAACCCAAGAGTTGAACACACCAGTTTTTATGATGAATAGAACAATAATCCAAGAGGGCTCGTTTAAGGCGAGCGAATACGGCGAGGTAGTCATCGTGGGCCAGCCGATGATTACGGAGGTGTTTTTCGACTTCTACCCGAATGGCGTTTACGGCGAGCCGAGGGAGGCAGAGCATAAGGAGAAGGGGCCGCCGTTTGAGCCGCCGGTGATGACACATATTCCGGTTGTTGAAACGCCCTCACCGAATGGCGGTGGTTGGGCTCCGCCGACATCGGCGACCGTGCCCTCGCCTGCTGTCGAGCCCACACCCGAAGGGCTAGAGGAGAGCTTTGCAGAGCCGAGGATGGCGTTGTATGCGTCGAGCTGTCCACGGGACGGGTGGAAGAAAATCGGCGATTTCAAAAGCCACATTTACCAGAATACCACGCGCTCGCACCGGTTCTACCGCATCATTCATCCGGTGGGTTGCCCGTTCGAGGGCAAGGTCATCGTCACTGCCAAAAACGAATAACCCAAGGAAGGAATTAATCATGCCTAAAGCGATTTGCCGCGTAGTAGAAATAAAGGGAGATGGGACTGACTCTGATTATATCGAGTTTGGCCCGTTTGATTTTACTCCTAGGCGACTAAAGTTTCAGTTTACTCCGCCGCCACCAAATTTAGATTATTATGGTAATTGGGACTACGAGTATAGCATGGATGGGGAGTCGTGGCTTCCGAATGGGCTTTGGCTGTCACAGGGGGGGGTAGATATAAATCTGTTTGCTATCGATTTAGAATATAATGGGGGGACTTTCGTCAGGCTGCCGCTCGCCCAGTTTATCAATAAGGGCTATGTGGGGCGGATAGCGATGCGGTTGGATTTCTATCAATAGGGCCGGTGGTCATAAATCCAGCGGTGGAAGATAATACATATAATAAACAGGGCGATACCGCCAACAATTTTACCAATCACTATGAGCACAGAAAGCATACCGGCTGCATCGGGCAGCCAATACGTCCTAGTCGAGGACAAAATCTACCGTGGCGACGTGCACGTCGCCACTTTGCAAGCGGATGGGAGCGTAGACTACGCGCCGGATATGGCGCGGTATCGTGCGCCGGTGGTGAAGTTTCTGCGGGAGTCTTCGACTCGTTCATCTGGCGACGCGCTCGCTGGCGTGTCGTCGCCCAACGCGGGTGAGGCCGAGAAGCCAAAGCAGGTATCCGAGGAGCCTCCCGAGGTCGTGCCGGTGCCCGAAGAGGTGCCGGTGATTGATTCGCCGGAGGCGTTTGGGCGGGAGTTTGAGGCAATCAAGCACACAGAGCGCGTCGTCGAGCCGGAGCAAGGGTCGGAGCCTGCCCCCCCTGCACCTGTTCAGGACTTTCGCGGGGATAAGACGCCTGCCTACGTGGACTGGCTGTGGGCCCACAAGCCAATGGAGGCCCTGTCGCGCTACGAGAATCGGGGGGCACTGCCGGGGAAGAGCTATGAGGAACGCCGCGCCGCACTGGCTCTGGCGGTTTAACAACGAACACACAGAGGATTTTTCATGGGTGACACACAGAACACAACTACTGGTGAGAGCGTAGCAGACGCCGCCAATGGCGGTCAGCAGACTGGGCCGGTGAATAATAACGCGGGTTCGCTACTGGGCGACGCGGCGGCGAATAACACGGGGGCAAGCGTGGGTAATGCGGCGAATCCCGCTGGGCTCGACTTCTCGACGTTGCTCGACAAGGAGGGCAACTTTACGCGCACGGACTGGGCGGGCGCGGGCTCGAAGCTGGGTGAGAAGATTAAGTCGATGTCCGCATTGGTAAAGGTGCACGAGACGCTAGAGCGGCTTAATAGCACGGGCTCGAAGGTCGCACTGCCGAGCGAGCATGCGAGCGATGAGGAGTGGGCGCACTTTTACTCACGGCTGGGGCGGCCCGAGAGTGCCGAGGGGTATGAGATCCCGCTGCCAGAGGAGATCGAGAAAGCGGGGGTGCTCAACAAGGAGTCGCTGTCGGCGTTCCGCGAGGTGGCGCACAAGGCGGGGTTGACGCCGAAACAGGCGAGCGCAATCGCCGACTACTACTTTAAGGAGGCTCAGGAGGGGCTGGCGGGGGTCGCACAGTCCCAAGAGCAGGAGATGGCCGCAGTGGTGCAGGACTTGGAGAAGGACTTCGGCCCACGGGGTTCGCCGAAGTGGAAGCGCGAGATCGCACTGGCCGAGCATGGGGCGCGGGCTCTGGGTCTCGACAATGAGACGCTGCAAAAGACGCCTGCCCTTGCGAACAATCCGGTATTCATCCGCGCCATGCGTAAGGTGGCCGCAATGGCGGGTGAGCCGAAGGCTGCGGGAGTCGGTGGCGAGGGGGGAATCGGCGCGGGTGCAAGCTCGCAGCTCCAGCAGATCCTCAGGGATCCGAGGCATCCTTATCATATCGCCGAGCATCCGGCGCATAAGAGTGCAATTGCCCAAGTGCAGGAGCTTTTCCGCATGGAGGCCGACGGGCTGTAGAGGTCTGTGACCTCTGCCATTCTTGCGGGCGGCTCGTTGGCCGCCCGTCCTTCGGCGGTGCTGCAGGGCTAGGGAGTTTCGAGAGCGTGTTGCGCAATTATTCGCGTGGCACGCTCTTTTTTTGTATTGAAAGATATTCAATAGCTATGCATAGCTTTAGTTGAAATCTGGCGCATGGTATACCTGCACTCGTTGCGGGCCCGGAGGCGAACAGGTTTCCTCAATGCCGGGGAGAGGCCGCCTACCGCCTGCGCGCGGGGCGTATACCTCAAGGGGAACCGGTGAGTGTTCACGATAACGGCGGCCGCTACTGGCGGGGCCTAACCCTCACTAAATCAACCTCTTAAAGGGGCCCCTAGGGAAAAAATAAGCAGGGGCCTATCGATTCACAATGTCGGAAGGTATCCAAACTTGGTTTGTAAACCAATATAGCGCGAACGTGCAGTTGCTGATGCAGCAGCGGACGAGTCGCTTAGACCCGTATATGCGGCACGAGTCCCAACAGGGGCTGATGCAGTTCTGGGATCAGGTGGGTGTAACGGATGTGCAAGAGAAGACTGTGCGGCATGGCGATACGCCGAATGTCGAGGTCGAGGAGTTCCGCCGCGCTACAATCACTCGTGACTGGGAGTGGGCGAAGCTAATCGACCCACAGGATATGAACCGGCTCTTGGGCGACCCGAAGAGTCGCTACATGCTAGCGGCCCAAGCGAGTGCGGCGCGGCGTAGGGATAAGCAGATTATCGACGCGGCTCTGGGCACTGCGCTACAGGACGATGGTTCGTATACGGGGGCGACTGTGCCGGTGGCTCTGCCTGCCTCGCAGAAGATTCCTGCCAACTACATCACGGGTATCAACTCGGGGCTCACACTCGAAAAGCTGATCCGCGCGAAGTCGCTTCTGAAGAAGGCGGAGCCGGATGAGAGCGAGCGGTTTGTCTTGGTCGTCTCCCAAGCGCAGATCGATGATATGCTCGAAAAGATCGTGCAGGTGGGCAGCGCGGACTTTAACTCTACGAAGCCGTTCGTGGAGGGCAATGTGCCGAGGTTCATGGGTTTCGACATCGTCGTGACCGAGCTTTTGCCCATCGACCCTTCTACAGGGGTGCGGCAGTGCTTCGGGTTTACCACGGGCTCGCTGTTGCTCGCCACTGGCGAGGGCATCACCACTCGATTAACGGAGCGCGATGACAAGAGCTACGCTATCCAGCCTTACATGCGGATGAGCTTCGGGGCGACGCGTATGCAGGAGAAGGGCGTCGTCGAGATCGCGGTCGAGAGCCCCACTGATAAGTAATCGGTGGGGGTTTCTAGTAAATCTATAACCTACTAATAATTAAGGAGTTTTAATAAAAAAATGGCTACTTACACTACTACGCTTTATGATAAGCAGACTGGGCCGCATGGCACGGGGGGCGGGCACAAGGCGGATGCGCTCTATGCAAAGGCGAAGTTGCGTTTCGCGGTTTGCGAGTATCGCACGAAGGGCACTGAGGCGGCGGGCGATATCGTCAACTTGACGAAGCTGCCGAGTGGGGTGCTGCCTGCGCCTGCGCTTTCGCGGATCGTGCATCGGGTGGGCTCGCCTTCGCTGGAGATTAACATCGGGGTAGCGAGTGATCCGAAGCTCTATGTCAATGGGGCGAAGCTCTCGGGCGCGAAGACGAATGTCGCTCCGGGGCATGGGCAGCCGGACTTCGGGAACTTCGGCTTACAATACGATAAGCCGAGGCCGTTGAAGGTGGGCGATGAGGTGGTGTTCCTAGAGTTCCCCAATGGGGTGACTGCGGGGAAGACCAACAACCTCACTTTCTACTTGGCGTATTTCTCTGAGTAGGCTATCAATTCCTATGCATGGGATAGTCCTATGCATAGTTTTCGGGTCATTAGCGGGGAGTGGTGGGGTGTTTGGGGAAATACGCCTGCCACTCCCCTTCTTGTTTTCGGCAACTAGCATTTAACACTGGAGCGAGCGTGCGATGGCGAACCGTATCGATATTTGTAACCAAGCGTTGGCGGAGGTGGGCGAGCAGATCCTGACTACGCTCGACGATAAGACGCGGCCTGCGCAGCTTTGCAGGGAGCTACTGGGGCCCGCCGTGCGCGAGGTCTTGAATCGGGGGTTGTGGAAGTGTGCGCGTAAGCAGACGGAGCTTTCGCGCGTAGTGCCTGCCGCTGGCGAGGAGCCACTGGGCTGGAGCTATGCCTATCAACTTCCAGAGGATTACGTCCGGCTGGCGGCGTTTAACGAGGTGGAGCTGGCGCAGCGGGTGCTGCGGCCACACTTGTTTGAGGTGCGGGGTGATTACCTACTTTCCAACGTGGAGCGGGCGCGGGTGGTCTATGTGCGTGACTTGTCCGCGAAGGGCGAGGAGGTGCGGCTTATGCCGCCGCTCTTAACGCGGGCGGTGGTGCTCGCGCTCGCCGCAAAGTTGAGCTGGCCGCTGACGGCCTCGCGCCCGAACCAGCAGGCACTCAATGAGGCGTGCGAGATCGCCATACGGCACGCGAAGAGCGCGGGCGCAGTCGAGGAACACCGGCCTGTCCTAGACCAAGAGGCAGGGAGTCGGTGGCTGGGCGTGAGAGGGCGGTAAACCTTCTGGGGCTAGCGAGGTCGTCTGTTGTCCAGATAGTCGTCTGGATGATACTCAATCCGGTCATAATCATCAGGGTATGGGGATTTAGGCGTAGCGCGACCGGTCATTACATAGCCGATTAGAAAGAATATCAACGAGAGGCCGATTATCACTGTAACCATATCCACAAACCTTTCGGCATTCTCGGGCTGCTTGGAGCTAGCTCTTATACCCATACAAAACACGATTAACGAAATTATGCCAAAGGCCAAAGTAGGTGCCGTATGGACTTCGATTTTTTTGAATCCGACATCACCTAGCCATATTCCGCCAAGGAATCCGCTACCCATTGCAGCGAATACTAAAGCTTTCTGAAGTAGGGTGAAATTATTTTCGCGCATGGCTATTTATCTAATCGGTGTGGAGGCCCGTAGCGGTTGGGGCCTTCAGTCCCCCTGACACTTCCCATAGCGATCATTGGCACAGCAAAAATAAGGGCAGAAGCAGGGATAAAGTAGGCGAGAGGCCAGCTTAGGAGCCACCATCCCGATATTCCCGTATCTTGCAGCCTCCTGAAGAGGAGTGCGATCACTGGTATCCCATGAGCTATCCCAACAACTAGATATACGACAGTGTAGAGTGCAGTCTCAATCGCAGACTTTTGGTTTACTCCTTCGTGAGCGATTTCCAAAAGCACTTTTAGAAAAGTGACGATGAACACATTGATGCAAAGAAAAGCCCAATACTCTGCCCTTCCTGAGCGACCTTTGAATTCGCAGTAGCGGATGAATGGCAAAATGGACAATTTCAGTCCTCGCAGGATTATTTTTTTCTGGGAACTCTTACGATGGATGGGTAACTCATAGCGACTTTCTAACTCAGGGAGTTGTGTGGCGTCCGTGAGCAACTCCAGCGAAACGCCTAGGGCCTCTGCTATACGCGGTAAAAGTTCGGGGGGCAGCTCTTCGCCGACTGCGGGGTTTTCAGATTCCCACAAATAGATTTTCTCTCGGGAACAACCGAGGGTATCGGCTAGCTCGCCACGCGATAGATTGGCCTTCCGTCGAGCGTAGGCGATTCGCTGGCCAAGAGTGGATGATGCCATAGGTAAATAGGGGGTAGTCCCGGAGGGGAGGGTTAGCATGGGGCTGTTTGAAATCGCCTTGGCCGAGGCGAGGAGGGCAAAAGAAAGGGCGACGAAACCGTAGCAATTAGCTACAAGCTACCCACAAGTTCCAAATACCGCGTCACGCATTTTTTCTGCAAAAGTGGCAGGAGCTGTTTGCGGAGTCTCAGGCAGCATTTCTGCGAGAATTCGGTTGACGAGTGCTGCGCTCAGCCGCTCGCGAGGCTCGTGGTCGTTGTCCAACCACGCATAGGGCAAGCCCATAATTTCCTCTACCTCGCGGGCATTCGTGCTGCCGATAGAGCGTGCACTAGATTTCCCAAACCATTGGCTGACTTGATTATCTGATTTTTTTAAGTGCTGCGCAAATTGCCTCTGAAAGCGGAATTTGGAGCGCAGTTCGATGAGGTTTTCGAGACGGATTTCTTCGATGGTTTTCACTGTTGGGCCTTTCGCCCTTGAGCTGCCCCAGCACGAACAGTAGCGAGGACGACGGCTCGGGATTCGGGCGAGCAACGACGGAAGTGGCCGATCAGTTCCCGCTCCTCGTCGCTTAGCACTACTCCTTTCTTCTGAGGCGCGGGCGCAGCATCTAGCTCTTCTAGCGTGCTCTTGTCTGACCCAAGCCACTCTAGCGACACGCAGAGCAGCGCAGCCAACTTGCGCAGGTTCGCAGACGAGGGGGAGTTGGTTTTTTTGGGATCTTCCCAGGCTCCTACGGCTGCATTAGTTATCTCAAGTGATTGAGCAATATCTGCTTGAGTAAGTTTTAGACGTTTTCTGGCGAAGCGGATGCGGTCGTGAAGTTGGGTGTTCATTCCGCAACGGTAGCGAAAAAAAGAAACCTCTCGTTGTTTTTTTTAAAAATAAAAGGTTGATTTTAAAAACAACAGATAGTTTCTTTTTGGCATGTTACCCGAATCCCTGAATTACCGAGGAGCGAAACCGCGAATTGCCACAGTGTGCGGAGTCTCAAAACAGGCAGTCGGAAAATGGCGACGAGTCCCCGCGCACCACGTTTTGCGGATTGAGGCTGCGTTTGGGGTCTCTCGCCACGAACTACGTCCCGACATTTTCGGCGAGTCGCCCGCTGCCGAAGTCGCCCCCTCGAAGGGAGGTGTGCGATGAGCAACGCCATCACCATTTTCGGACTCACGGTCGCGTTGGTGTTCACAGCTCGCGCTGTGAAGACGCACACCGCGCGGATAGCTGCGCTGGAAGCTGAGGTAGCGCAGTTACGCGCACTCGTCGTAGATGCAGAAACGGAGGTGGGCAAATGAGCTTCCAGTTCGGCACGGATTTTGAGGGCTTGCCCTATGAGCTTGCGAATTCTGCGGACTTGGCCGCGTGGGCCGCTGGCAAGCCGTTGCCACAGCGTCCGATCTGGGAGCGGATTCCTCCGGCGGTGGCGGACTCGAAGGCGGATGTAGCCTCGGTCTTCAGCGAGTGGGTGCCGGAGGATGTCGTGGAGTTTCACGACGCTTTGCGCGCGAGTCTGCGGGCAGCGAAGGAGGCAATAGACTTCGTCGAGGAGGTGGATATCGAGATCCACTCGGCAGCGGAATACTGGGCGACAAATGGCCGCGCAGAGCGGGTCTACTGGGCTTACAAGGCGGAGGCCGCAGAGGCGTTTGCCGTAGTGATTAACGGCGAGGTCAATGACCGCGCGACGCGTGCGCAGAGGCAGCACTACGAGCGGTGCTGCCACAATTACGGGGTAGCGGTCGCGGGGCTGTTGGTGGGCTCGGGGGCCTACCGCGCGGGCCAGCCTGCCCCTTCTTATCTCGATTACGTGCGGAGACTCGACCCCGCGTTTGGCGCAAGGCGAAGGGCCGCTGCGCCGCAAAAACTCTCACCCGAAAAGTAACAACCCAACCACACAACGACAATGACCCAATCGACTACACCCGAAACTGCCGAAGCTACCGGCTTCGTGCCCGTCCCCCGTCTCGACACCGGCTTGCACACAAACGTGCCCGAGCCTGTGTATCACGCCGACCCTGCACCGAAGCCGAGTTTATCGTCGTCGCTGGCGCGAACGCTGCTCTATGAGAGCCCCGCGCATGCATGGCAGAAGCACCCGCGCTTGCGCGACACGCTACGCGACGAGCGCGAATCAACAGCGGCCATGAATACCGGCTCCATTGTCCACGCGCTGCTAGCGGGCGAGGAGACGATGCAGCAATCTCTCGAAATCGGCCACTTCCCCGACTACCGCACGGCAGCGGCCAAGGAGTGGAAAGCCGAGGTGCTAGCCAGCGGACGCACACCGCTACTCGAAAAAGATCTCTTGGGAGCTGGGGACATCGTCTCTTCGGTGCGGCTGGCTCTACCCGGGCTCTTCGTCAAAAAGACGACTGCGCAAAAAGAGCTTACTGCAATCTGGCAAGACATCGGTTGGCATTACTGCCGTGCGCGTATCGACTGTTTGCAACGCCACGATACCGGCGGGGCGAGTGTGTGGGACTGGAAAACGACGAGCGACGTCTCCGACCGCGCTCTTGAGCGTGCCTGCCAGACTTATCGCTACCCGTTTCAGCTCGCATTTTACTTACGCGGTTTGCGCGAGCTCTTGCCCGAGGTGACGGCTTGGGATGCGAAGCTTGTCTTTGTCGAAGCGACCGCCCCGCACACTGTGCGGCTGGTGTCGTTCACCGAGGACTACATGGCTTACGCGGCTAGCCAAGTCGAAGAGGCGATAGAGCTATGGGCTGACTGCATGAGCGCGGAGGACTTTAGCGACCCGCGCCACGGACAAGACCTGACGCTCGAACTGCCCGACTACCTGCTCGAGGAGCCGGACATCATTATTGAGTGAGACGCGGTCAGTGACCGCTCGCCATTAGGCGTGCGCCTCGTTGGGCGCACGTCGTGAAGCCCCAACCCAAATTTGAATCCCCAACCCGAAAACTACCGTGGACATTTCCCCAACCCTTATTCCCCGCAGCGACCAACTTAACGCCGACGACCTGATCGCTGGCCCAATCACAATCACTGTCGCCGCTGTCAAAAAAGGCAGCCGTGAGCAACCCGTCGAGGTGCATTACGAAGGCGGCGACGGTCGCCCTTACAAACCCTCGAAAAGCATGCGCCGCGTCTTGGCGTATATCTGGAGCCCGCAGTCCAGCGAGTGGACGGGCCGCAGCCTTACGCTCTACCGCGACGACTCGATAAAGTTCGGCGGCGAAGCGGTGGGCGGCATCCGCATCTCGCATGCCTCGCATATCGACGCGCCGAAGAAACTCGCGTTGACCGTCACTCGCGGCAAACGCGTGCCATACGAAGTGCATCCGCTGCGCAATGATGGACGCGGCTCGTTGGCCTCGCGTCCTACGGCTGCGCTCGACGCGGACACTGACCTCCCCTCGCCCGAGGCTCTCGACCTTCAACGCGCCGAAGGGGCTGCTAAAGCCGCTGAGGGGATGGAGGCACTTAAGCTCTTCTGGATGCTGCGCACTACTGCCGAGAAGCACGCGCTCAAAGTCGAGCTAGAGAAAGACTGGAAACCGGCGGCTGCAAAAGCCGACGCACAGAAAACCGCCCAACTGGAGGAGTTTGCCCTATGATCACCACAATCGTTTACGCCCTGTTTTTCGGAATCCTCTCATGCGCCCCCGCCGGAGTTTTGGGGTTCCTAATGATGCGCTGGTTACAGCGCGAATACGACCGCCACCAAGCGGCACTCTACGACGAAGCCGCCCGCGCTTTCAACAACGCTCGCCTCGCCAACTGGCAACAAATCGCCCGAGCCCGCGCACAAAACACGAAAGGAGAACCAACGCTATGAACCCGCACAAACTATTAATCGAAATCGAATCCATCGAGTATTTCTGCGATGCGCTCAGAGAACAGATTGAGCGGCAAAACAACAATGCGCTCTGGTATGCCCAAGAACTTAATCACCTGAGCCACCGCGCCCAGCGTGACATGGAAACGTTTAAGGAAAAAACCGATGACACACTTGACGAGATTCGCAGCAAAATCGCATCCGCATGCGACCAGATCGATGATCTAGTTCAAGAAGAGAGGGACGCCTTGTTAGCCGCCGAGCTGCGCAAGAGCACCCATGCCGTCAAAGACGAGGCCATAATCCGTGCCGCCTCCGGCGACGAAGGAAAGGAGGCTGCGTAATGAGCACCGCAACTCTTGACGCACCCGCTGCGCCCAGCGCAGTCGAAAACACGCCACCCGACTACGCGGGCATGGCTGAAAGTATCTGTAATTACGCCGCGAGCGAGAAATTCTGGGCAGACCGCAACCTTACGACCTACGAGTTTCGCTACGACGCTCGCCGCTGTAACGCGAAAGAAGCACTCGCTCAAAAATATCGCAGCGAAATCGAAACCTACCTGCCGTATTTTGAGAAGACGCATGGCCTGATACACTTAAACAATCTGCCGCAGTTCTTAAAAGAGTGCGCCGCCTGCTTTTCCTATTCATACGCGCTCCTTCGCAGAAATAGCACGGCCCTTTGCTTCGATAACGATAAAGACAAGCTTTGGGCCAAGCGCATGGAGATAGAAGCAATCCAAGAGCGCATCGAAGAACTGCAAGACGAACTCAACGAAGCCGAAGATCAAGAGGCCGAACTAGAACGCGAGATAGAAGCCGCCGAAAAGGCCGAAGAACAGAAAGGAAACCAATCATGAGTATTATAGAAATATGTCTAATTATAATCGCAATGGCAATCGGATTGCCGCTTGCAATCTGCATATTGTTGTTGATAGGGGCAGCATGCCTAGCAGTTTTCGCTGCGCTTTTAGAGGGATATGAAGACCGGAAGCGTAGAAAGGAAGGAGACGAGTGATGGAAGTGACAATCAACACGACGTTAAAAAGACTTGAGGCTTCTTGGGCCTCACAAGAGCGAATAAAAAGAGTGCTTAAACGATGCGAGGACGTCCGAGAAGAGCTTTCTTGGGGATTACATGTTCCCTTCTTCGATAGGCATGATATTACATTTATACGAGGAGAGTATCATGATAGTTTAAACGCTGCGATTAAAGCAATTACTTGGGTAGAGAATCCGCTAAAGAATGTCCTTCAAATTGCTGAAGACGAAACTGTGGTGCTAGGGAAAACACTTCACAGAGAAGTCCAAGCCGCGCTCTATGCATGCGAAGCACTCCATAAACTCAAAAAAGAAGGAGGAAAGTAGCGATGAAGACTACAATAAATACTGCTACTCCAGTGGCGAGTGGCGCGTTTATGGTGATGATGCCGCCGGAGCAGTTTGCCGCGATGATCAAAAGCGACTTGGGCGAGCCGATTAATCGACTGGTTGAGGAGGTCGCTGCACAACGTGCCGAGCTTGAGAAACTGAAGGAGGAAACGCGGTTGGTGGCTGCGGCAGCAGAGCCTCCGCGCTTTCGCGAAAAGGAGCTGACGACCGCGCAAGCGATGGAGCGGTTGGGGATGAGCTGCAAGAAGGCGTTCTTCAAAACAGTCGAGCGGCTGGGTATCCCGCGTGCGCCGCTGTCGGGGCGGAACTTACGCTTCTTTGAAGACGATATCGACGCAGCAATCTACCGCGCGCGCACTACACAGAGCGCACGGCGCAAGCGGAGTGCACAGGGAACGCGCGTTTACAGCGCAAAACCTAAGCACTCTCAAAGGGAGGAGAACTGACGATGCGCATACGAAGCATTAAGCCGGAGTTTTATCTGCATGAGGAGTTGAGTAAGCTACCCGCACTGACGCGCATTTTGTTTACCGGACTCTGGGGGCTCGCGGATAACGCAGGAATACTCGAAGATCGGCCCATCCGCATAAAGTTGCAGGTGCTGCCGTATGACGATGTTGACGTTGACGGGGCTCTCCAGTCGCTCGCCGACGCTGGTTTTATCGTGCGCTACGAGGCCGAGGAAGAGCGGTTTATCGCAATTCCTAAGTTTCTGAAGCATCAGGTGTTACAGGGGAGCGAAGCCAAGCGGGAAAGTAAGCTGCCGCAACCGCCGAAGTCTTCAAAACAGCCTAAACTGAAGCGGAGGCCTGCTATTCCAAGGAATGTCCAAGGAAGTGACTTGGAAGAGCCCGCACATTCCTTGGAATGTAATTGGAATGAAAACTCATTCCAAGGAATGTCCTTGGAATCGGAAAAAGGTCTGGAAAGGGAAGAGGAAGGGAAAAGGAAAGGAACTTTAGAGTCGCCGGTCTCGGCCAAGCCCGAGCCTTCGGCGACGCAAGCTCTTCCCGAATCGCCTCCGGCTCCGCCCGAGCCGAACAAACCGGCTCGCCAGCGAAACAAGCTTCTCGACGCACTCGTCGCGGCAACCGGAGGCGACCCGTTGGTCACGACTCGTCCGGCAATGCGGGCCGCCGGAGTCGCCCTCGCAGAAATCCGCGCAGTCTGCCCCGATTTGACACCGCAAGTCATTGACCGAGCAGCAAAAGCATACTCGCAAGCTCACCGCGATTGGCCGCTTACGCCGTCCGCTTTGGCGAAGCACTGGCACACTCTCGGCCAAGCGACCGCGCCGTCAAAACCGCCCGACCCACTCGACCCAAACGGCCCCGAACCATCTGGCAATTGGCGGCCAGTGATGATTCGTATTTTCGACCTCAACGCCGATGCGCTCGACGCCAAAAAATGGGCCGAACTACCCGTCTCTTATCGCCGCGAAACACTGCGCGAACTGCAAAATGAGGGCCTGGCCGGAAACTCAGATGCCCCAAGGACGGACGCTAGCTACCCAAGAAACGCCTCAAAGTAGTTACCAATACCCTACGGAAAAAGAGAAAGGAATCGAGTCCGATTGACCTCCCCCCCCCCTAAAATCACGCCCCTCCTTCCTCGTGTCAGGGGGGGGATTATGCGGGGGGGCGAGTTTTTTTGTCAAGAATAAACTCAGCATCGTGCGAGTTTTGACTGTAATTCGGTTCTGTTGCGGTCACTAGGCAGGCAACACAGCGAACCATGCTTCGGCTTCCTCGCGCGTGAGCAGTTGCCGGTAGTGCTTATGAATAATGTCAACGCTCGTCCCCGCTTCGAGTGCGGTGCGAGGTAGGTCTCCCGAGAGTTCGGAGCGCGCAGAAATCCATGTGTGGCGGAAGCCGTTGTGAGGGAGCGTGAGGCCAGCGTCTTTGCATGCCTTCTTCGCGCGGTCGAGCGAGAGGACTTGGCACACGGGGCCGCAGTTTTGCGCGTGCGGTGCAATCCATGTGAGGGCGGTTGCACAAATCGGCACTTGGCGACGAGCAGGAGTCCCGGGCTTCGCGGAGGTGATGCGTAAGAAGCCGCGCTTTAAGTCGACGTCCTCCCACGTTTGGCCGTGAACTTCGAGCCGTCGCATGCCGCAGAACGCTGAGAGGGCGAAGGCAGCGAGATATTGCGAACACTCACGCGAAACGATGGCAAATGCGCGGCGCAGGTCGGTTGCGCTGACGACTTCGATTTTGCGTGATGGTTCTTTTGCGCGGTCGGTGCGCTCGGCAGCGGTCGTCATGCCCTCGGGCAGGAGTCCGCGTTTGCGACACCAACCCCAGAAAGCGACGATGCGTTTGCGGTGCGTGTTGCGCGTGACGGGGTTGGGAAATCCTTCGAGCCAAACGGCGAGTTCGTTGGTCGTGACGTCGGCAAGCATCCGGTCGCCGAAGACCTCGCGGAACATCGGCTGAGCGGTGCGACGCCTCGGGTTGAACACTTGTGCCGCGCCGCGCTCGACTTTGATTCCGTCGTTTGCTCGGGCGCGTAGGTAGCGGTCAATTGCCGCGCTGACAGTGATCGGCTTGGCGAGTGCCTTCCCGTGGAAGGTGAGTTGTTCAATAGTTGGGAGCAGGTTGCCACGGGTAAGCTCGCGAGCGCGTGACCACTCACGCAGCGCGGACAGTAACGGAGTCGAACCGGCAAGCTCGCGTGCGGCGAGGAGTTCGTCACGGTCGGCGTTGGACATTTGTGCTGCGCCGCTGCGACCGTTGGAGAGGTCGAGTGCAACTTTGCGAGCCTCGTCGATTGCCTGTTGTTCGTTGGCAAAGCTGCGCCGCTTTCGACCTTCAAGAGTGTGCCATGAGAGCGTATATTCGTAACCGCTGGCTGCGGTGCTTTTGCTTGTGCGGTAGACCTTCACAGTCACGCTTCCGGCAACGACTCGACGCGGCCAATCGGCGGACTTTGCGGCGTTTTTGGGCTTCGGCATAGTTTCTGACAATTTCTGACAAACTACCCCCAAAAACAACCCATTTTATTCCTTCTTGACCTACCTCTCTCCCTCTGAAAGAGGTTTCGGCGACGCGCTACGGGTGCGCCACTTTTGCCCTCATCGTCTAGCGGCTAGGACGGATCCCTCTCACGGATCAAACCGGGGTTCGATTCCCCGTGAGGGTAGGAGCGAAAAAACACTCCCTAGTTAGAGAGAGTTCAGAGGGAGAGGCGACCGGCTCAAAGAAGCAAAAGGATCGCCGCAGTTCCTATGTCACTCGTCGCTTGGGTGCCAGTCGATGAGTTCGAGTTGCAGGAGTTTGCGCTCGCGGAAGTAGTTCCAGGTAAGCTTGAGCGCGAGGTCGAGTGGAGCGTCCGTCGGCGGGATGCGATCGGCCATTTTCCAAGCCACGCCGTAAAGGCGGCGTCCGGTTTTGTCCAAGAGCTGAAACCGGAAGTGCATGTCTTTAAACACCGCTGGAGCTCCGGCGAGACGCACACCGCGCACCCCAAAAATCGGTTCGGGGTTGCCTTGGCCAAAGGGATGCAGCGCGTCCAAATCCGCCATGAGCGGCTCGCCAATTTCCTCCGGCGTTATCCACGCGGCAATCGGCAGCTCGGCTTCAGAAATATCGCGTCCGGCGTGTTCGCGAACGGCATGCGCAAACTTTTGGCGAAAACTCGCGAGGCGTTGTTTATCGAGCGCAACGCCGACGGCCATTGGGTGACCGCCCCAGCTTTCAAGTTCTTCTGAACAATCGGCCAGCACATCGACGAGGTTCACGCCGGTGACGCTGCGACCCGATCCTTTGGCGAGTTCGCCGTCGTTACCGAGGACGACGCAAGGGCGGTTGTATTTGCGCGTGACGCGCCCCGCGACGATGCCGACGACGCCCGGGTGCCACTTGTCGGAGTAAAGCACGATCCCTTGGTCGTCCGCATAATGCGTGTCGATCATCGCATCGGCTTCTTCGGTAATCTGCCGCTCAATGTCTTGGCGCTCACGGTTAAAGGCGTCGAGTTGCTGGGCGGTCGCTTCGGCAAAGCGCGGGTCGTCGGTCAGCAAAAGCTCAACCGAAAGCGCGGCATCGGCGAGGCGGCCGCTGGCGTTGATGCGCGGGCCGAGTCGGAAGGAAATATCCACCGGCGTAATCGCTTGCCCGGGCGGCAGGCCAGCGACCTCCATCAGTGCGCGCAGCCCGGGCCGCGCGGTCCGCTCAATCATTTTTAGCCCGTGTCGCGCGAGGATTCGGTTTTCGCCGAGAAGTGGCACGAGGTCGGCGACCGTGCCGAGTGCGACGAGATCGAGCTCTTCGCGAAGCTGAATCGTATTGGCAATTTCATTACCTTCGGGGCGAAGCAGTTTGAGCAGGCCGTGCGCGAGTTTAAATACGAGCCCGACGGTGCAAAAGTTCCGGTAGCTTTCGCCGAGCTCGCCTGCGTCTACTTGGATATGCGGGTTAACGAGGATGCATTGCGCGGCACTCTCGCCGCCGCTCTGGGCCAGTGGTTGGGCCGCAACAGCAGCTACCTCGTCCTCGCGCGAGCGGTGGTGATCGACGATGAGGACATCGACGCCGAGCCCGAGGAGGTAAGCGATTTCGTCGTGCGAATTCGTCCCGCAATCGAGCGCAACGAAGAGCTCCGGTTGTCCGGCTTCGAGTGCGCGATCAATCGCACTTCGCGAGAGCCCGTAGCCATCTTCCGCGCGGAGCGGCACGATGAAGCGCGGGTTTAGCCCGAAGCGGCGCAATAAGCCGACAAGCAAGGTCGTGCTGCTGACGCCATCGACATCGTAGTCGCCGAGAACGACGACTTGCTCGCGGCGCGCAATCGCGCGGTGGAGCCGCGCCGCCGCGCGTTGGAGCTGCGGCACCGCAAACGGGTCGGCGAGTGCCGCGAGGCGCGGATGCAAAAAGCGCGTGACCGCGTCGCGATCGGCCAAGCGGTGCCGCAAGAGGAGCTCGGCCAGCACATGGCCAAGCCCGTTTGCCGTAGAAATAAGTGCCTCGACCTGACCAGCCGAGGGCGGCGTGTAGGTCCAGTGCAT